ATATAATAGAGTTATTTGTTCATTTATAAACCCTGATAGAAACTATCAAGTTGATGAAGTTCAATTTCCACCAATAGATGATTCAGGATTACCAAGTGCAGATCAACACGCAACAATGAAAACTGCTGATGGTGGATTTTTATTAGAGGGTAGATTTCAATTTCCAACAATTACAAGTCAGTATCAAGCTGAAGAAATGGCAGAAGTTATTTTAAGAAGATCAAGAGAGGCTTTAGGATTATCTTTAAATGTAGCTTTTAAAGGTTATGAATTAAATATTGGAGATATAGTTAATATTACACATTCATCATTAGGATTTTCTGCAAAACCATTTAGAGTTTTAGGAATTACTTTTAATAATGATTATACTGTTGGATTAAGTTTAGTTGAACACCAAGATTCACATTATACTTGGGCTACAAAAACACAAGCAACTACAATTCCAACAACAACACTTCCTAATCCATTTACTGTTCAGCCACCAGCAAGTATCACTTTGGGAGATACATTAATTGAATATAACCAAACACCACTTATTGCTTTAGATATAACTATAGGTGCTTCTCCTGACAGTTTTGTAGGTTATTATCAAGTAGAATATAAATTAAGCACAGATTCAGATTATATTATTTATGCACAAGGTAGTGGTTTAAATCACAGAGTTTTAAATGTTAAAGAACAAGGTGTTTATGATGTAAGAGTTAAAGCTGTCAATACTCTCCAAGTTTCATCAACTTATGTAACTGCTCAACATACTGTTGTTGGAAGTACAGAGCCACCAAGTGATGTAACAGATTTTAGTTGTAATATTATTGGTTCAGAGGCTCACTTAAATTGGGAACAGATACCTGATGTAGATTTATCACATTATCAAATTAGATATTCAACATTAACAAGTGGTGCAGAATGGAATAATAGTGTTTCTTTAATTGAAAAAGTATCTCGACCAGCCACATCAATTTCAGTTCCAGCTAGAACTGGAACTTACCTGATAAAAGCCGTTGATAAATTAAATAATTTTTCAATTTCTGCCACAAATATAGTAACCAATATATCAAGTATTGGAAACTTTAATTCAGTTGCAACACAAACTGAAGACCCAACATTTTCTGGTAGTAAAACAAATTTAACATTATCCAATAATCAATTAAGACTTACTGATCTTGATTTAGATGGTATTTATGAATTTTCTGCACCAGTTGATATAGGTGCTATTCATACAGCTAGAGTTACAGCAACAATTACACAATTTGCAGAAGACCCTACAGATTTATTTGATAGTGCTAGTGGTTTATTTGATTCAAAATCTGGTTCATTTGATGGGGATTACGCATCTAACTCAAATGCTCATTTAGAGATAGCTTTATCAGATGATGGAGTTACATATACTGATTTTAAAAACTTTGTAATCGGAGATTATACAGCTAGATATTTTAAATTTAGAGCTTATTTTATTTCAAGAGATCAATTAACAACACCTGTTATAACAGGATTATCTATTTCTATTGATATGGAAGATAGAATATTTAGTGGAAATGATATAACTTCTGGTGCTGGAACTTATACAGTAACATTTACAAATCCATTTAAAACATCAAGTTATGCTGTGGGCATCACGGGAGAAAATATGGCTACTGGAGATTATTTTACAGTTTCTAATAAAACAATAAATGGTTTTGATGTATCATTTTTCAACAGTTCTGATACAGCAATTTCACGAGATTTTGATTACATAGCTAAGGGCTATTGATATATGAAAATAAAAAGAGTATAAACGCATCATGGCACAGCACGATTACGACATAACAAATCAAACATTTCCTAGTTTTAGATCAGATTTAAACTCTGTTTTAGAAGCTATCAATACTTCTAATTCAGGAACATCAAGACCAAGTTCAGCAGTTGCTGGAACAATTTGGTTAGATACCACTTCAGCAAGTACACCTACTTTAAAATTTTATGATGGTGCTGATGATATATCTTTAGCAACTTTAGATTATTCAGCTAATACAGTTAATTGGATTGATAGCACAGTAGTAATTGATATTGTAAATGATACAACTCCACAATTAGGTGGCAATTTAGATGTCAATGGAAATTCTTTAGTTTCAACAGCAAATGGTAATATTACATTTACACCTGATGGAACAGGTAAAGTAGTTATTAGTGGATTGTCTTATCCAACATCAGATGGAACTTCTGGTCAAGCTATAGTAACAGATGGTTCAGGAAATTTATCTTTTGCAGATGCTGGTAGATTAGGAACAGTTGATTGGAATACAACTGCTATTACAGCCGATCCAGCTAATGCAGTTTCAGGCACAGGATATTTTGCAAATACAACTTCTTCAGCTTTTACAATTACACTACCTACATCTCCGAGTGCTGGAGATATTGTAGCAATAAGAGATTATGCTCAAACTTTTGCTACAAATAATTTAACCATTGGAAGAAATGGACAACCTATTGATGGTCAAACTTTTGATTTAATTTTAAGTACAAACGGAATAGCATTAACTTTAGTTTATGTAGATGGAACTCAAGGTTGGAAATCAGTAAATAGTAATGAAATTGTAAATGGACCTAGATTTATAACAGCAACAGGAGGAACAGTTACTTGTTGTGGTGATTATAAAATTCATACTTTTACATCTCCAGGAACTTTTACAGTTTGTTCTGTGGGTAATCCTGCAGGTTCAGATACAGTTGATTATTTAGTTGTTGCTGGTGGTGGTTCAGGTGGGGGAAGAAATGGTGGTTCAGGAGCAGGTGGTTCAGGTGGTTTAAGAGAGGGTTATAATCCAGGTTCTTATACTGCTTCTCCTTTAGCAACAACTGCTTTACCTATAACAGCTCAAGGTTATCCAATTACAGTAGGTGCAGGTGGTGCTGGAAAACCAAGTGCTACTGGTGGAAAAGGTAATACAGGGTCAAATTCTATTTTTTCATCAATCACATCTTCAGGTGGTGGAGGTGGTGGTGCTTTAAGTTCTTCAGGTCCAACAACTATTGGTGCTGCAGGTGGTTCAGGTGGCGGTGCTGGTATTGAAACAGATAACTTACCTCTTAGTTATGCAGGAGCAGGTAATACACCTCCTGTTAGTCCACCTCAAGGTAATAATGGTGGAAATAATTTTGCTACATCTTTTCCCTCAAGTACTGTTGCTGGTGGAGGTGGAGGAGGAGCAGGTGCTACTGGAGGAAATGCAAGTTGTAGTACTGGAGGAACTAGGGGATGTGGTGTTGATACAAGTATTTCAGGAAGTACTGTAAATTATGCTCAAGGAGGAAGTGCAGTTAATTTTGGTTCTCCAGTAGGAGGTTTAGGAGGAAATAATCCAACACCTGCAACAACTGTCAATGGAGTAGATGGTGGAACAAATAAAGGTGGTGGAGGTGGAGGTGCAGGAAGTGATAATAATACTGGAGATAGTGGAGCAGGTGGTTCTGGTATAGTAATAATAAGGTATAAATATCAATAGGTAAAATTATGGCACATTTTGCAAAAATAGGAATGAATGGAAAAGTTTTACAAGTATTAACACTTGATAATCAAAATATGTTAAATGCTGATGGTATAGAAGATGAAAAAGTTGGGCAACAATATTTAGAACAACACAATAATTGGCCATCACAAATGTGGATTCAAACTTCATACAATACATATAGTGGACAACATAAAAATGGTGGAACTCCATTTAGAGGAAATTATGCAGGTATTGGTTATATTTGGAATGAAGATGATCAAATCTTTTGGCCTAAAAAACCATATACTTCATGGATAAAAGATTTTTCAACAGCTAGTTGGAAATCTCCAGTTGGAGATGCACCTGAATTAACACAAGAACAAAAAGATAATAATTTATATTATCAATGGAATGAAGAAAATCAAAGTTGGAATTTGACAAATTATTAATAATAATATTTTATGCTTGGTGTGGAAATCAAAAAAAATATTTTATCACAAATTGATTTATACTATGGTTATATTTCAATGCCTAAAGGTTTTGAAATAGACAGAGATAAATTATCAGGCGATATTTTACAATCAACATTCACAGATTCAGAGTTTCCATTTTCAAGAACTTGGGATATGCTAAATACTTATATAAGAGAACATATTAATCTCGAATATAATTTTCAGTTAATCAATAAACAAACATTTGGCGACATCTATAAACCTAATCAATTATCAAAACCTTTATTGAATATTGACCCTGTAGATTTAAAAAATTCTCCTGATTACATTTGTTTATATGGAGTTAAAGTTAATAATTGTTTTGTAAGAATATATTATGATGACAATAGAAGAAAAGGCAGAAGCTGGGATATAGAATTAAAAGATAATATGTTTATTATGTTTCCATCAACTAATATGTACCATATTACTAATAATCAGAAATATAATCTAAATTTTATACAAACAATAAGTTATGAATATATCTAATTATTATTGGTATTTTCAATCTGCATTACCTCCAAGATTATGTGATGACATTATTAAATATGGTTTATCACAATCAGAAATTATGGCTAGAACTGGTGGCTATAGTGATAGAGAATTATCTAAAGAAGAAATCAAAGATATGAAAAGAAAAAGAAATTCTGATTTAGTTTGGTTATCAGATACTTGGATATATAAAGAAATACACCCTTATATTCATCAAGCTAATAAAAATGCTGGTTGGAATTTTGAATGGGATAAATCAGAGGCTTGTCAATTTACTAAATATAAACTTAATCAATATTATGATTGGCATTGTGACTCATGGGAAAAACCTTATAATAAACCAAACACATTAGATCATGGTAAAATTAGAAAATTATCTATGACTTGCCAACTTACTGATGGTTCAGAATATGAGGGTGGAGAATTAGAATTTGATTTTAGAAATTATGATCCTTATATGAGAGATGAATCAAAACATTTAATTAAAGCAAAAGAAATATTACCAAAAGGAAGTATTATTGTATTTCCATCATTTGTGTGGCACAGAGTTAAACCTGTAACAAAAGGAGTAAGATATAGCCTAGTATGTTGGAACTTAGGTTATCCGTTTAGATAATATGAATATAATTGAATATTTTAAAACACCAATTTGGATTGAAGATAAACCTGAATTTATAAAATCATTAAACAAAGCATCTAATAAATATATTAACGAAGCTAAAAAAAGAGAAAAAGATTATATTAAAAAATGGGGAGATTTTGGAAGATCATATCATTCAACACCACTTACAATGGATAACAATTTTTTAGATTTTAGAAATTATATTGGTCAAAAATCTTGGGAGTTTTTAGATTGGCAAGGTTTTGATATGCAACAATATACAACTATGTTTTCTGAATTGTGGGTACAAGAATTTGCTAAAAAAGGTGGAGGTCATCATTCTGCACATATTCATTGGAATCAACATGTATCAGGTTTTTATTTTTTAAAGTGTAGCGATAAAACTTCTTATCCTATATTCCATGAACCAAGAACAGGTGCAAGAGCAACTAAATTAAAAATGAAACCAAGTAATGGTATATTTCATGGTACAGAGTTAGTGAATTTCAAACCTAAACCTGGAACATTGATAATCTTTCCTGGTTATTTAGAACATGAATATGCAGTAGATCATGGTATAGAACCATTTAGATTTATTCATTGGAATATACAAGCTGTACCAAAAGAGATGGCTAAAGATGTCATTTAAAAAAAATAAATATACAATAATAAAACAAGCTATTTCTAAAGAT